GAGAAGGAACGCGAGGTAATTAACGATGCGTTTTGGGTGACGCTGTTCCGCATCCTGGTGGATCAACCGCAGATGACGGCCACCGAGGCATTGATCCGCGCACAGGAAAAGGGTCAGTTGCTGGCGCCTGCCGTGGGTCGGCAGCAGTCAGAGATGCTGGGTCCGCAGATACATCGCGAGTTCAACATCCTGGGGCGGCAGGGCTACCTGCCTGAGTTGCCGCAGATTCTGGTCGAGGCAGAGGGCGAGTACGAGATCAGCTACGAGAGCCCGGCTACCCGGTTCCAGCGCAGTGAGGAACTGGTAGGCGTGCAGCGGACGCTGGAGGTGGCTGCCCCGTTCATGCAACTGGACCCCAACGTGATGTCGATCTTCAAGCCGGAGGAGATCATCCGCCTGGCAGCCGAGATCAATGGTGCGCCCACCGATATCCTGCGGACTCCCGAGGAGATGGAGGAGTTGGTCGCGCAGCAGCAGCAGCAGGCCCAGCAGCAGCAGATGCTCGAGGCTCTGAGTCAGGCTGCACCGGCAGTCAAGGATCTGTCACAGGCCCAGGCTGCGGGTGGTGGCGGTGCCCAGGCGGCATTGCCGGCTGAGATTGCGGGTGCGTGATGAGCTCAAGCGTCGCAGCCAAGTCTATCGAGACACCTTCAAAGGCGAATCAGCCGAGGAAGTGCTGCAAGACCTCGAGAGATTCTGCCACGCAAACGCGACGACGCATGTCGAAGGTGACAGTCACGGGACCGCGCAACTCGAAGGTCGCCGTCAGGTGTGGCTGCGCATCCATGGCTACCGAAGGCTGAGTAACGATCAGATCAGTGATCTGGTCTTGACCGCAGAAACCGAGGAGACGTAAATGGCAGAAGCCGAAGCAGCACCCAGCGCACCGGCTGCGGTGGAAGAGGTGGCAGCAACCACCGAGGCACCGACAACGTGGACCGATGGGCTGAACGAGGACGCCCAGGGCTACATCGAGAACAAGGGTTGGAAGTCACCCGAGGAGATGCTTTCCAGCTACAAGAGCCTCGAGAAGGTGTCCGGTGTGCCACCGGATCAGATCATGCGGCTACCCCAGGAGGCCGACGATGCCGAGGGTTGGTCAGATGTGTACTCGAAACTGGGGCGCCCCGAGACGGCAGAGGGCTACGAACTCGAAGCCGGTGACGTACCCGAGGGTTCGTTCGACCTGACCCCGGATCTGCGTGAGTGGGCGCATGCAGCCGGGCTATCCCAGCAGCAAGCCCAGGCGCTGCATGGCAAATACAATGCACGGTTGGGTGAGATGGCAGGCGAGATGGCGGCGCAGCGCGAGGAGCAGGCCACCGCTGACGAGCAGGAACTACGGAAGGAATGGGGCGCAGCCTGGGACGAGAACATCCAGGCGGGTGTGCGGTTCCGGCAAGCGTTTGGGATCAACGACGAGACGGTGAACAAGCTCGAGGCCGCACTGGGGCTGAAGGGTCTACTCGAACTGACCTCCAAGATCGGCAAGGGTCTGGGTGAGCAGGCGATGCCGGGTGAGCCAGCAGCCACGAGCGGATCGGAGTTTGGTCTGAGCCCGGCAGGGGCGCGAGCGAAGATTGATGAACTGATGAGCGATTCGGCATTCAGCCAGAAGTACATGGCCGGCGATGCGCCTGCTGTGTCCAGAATGACCCGTTTACACAACCTCGCGCACCCGGAGGTTGCAAAACCAGCCTAGGCATGCAACATTAGGCTGCGTACAGCAGTGAAATCGGCCCCGGAGTGGCGACCGGATAAGCCTTCCAGCCAATGAAATGGCCCCGGCGTGGCACCCGGATAAGCCTCGGATAGCCGATTTCCCACGCTGGCCCCGCTGACACAGTGGATAAGCCTCGCAGACGCACATCGTGCGTCATGACCTTTCGAGGCCAATCCCATGTCAGACCAGGTATCAACTGCCTTTGTGCAGCAGTACGCCACGAATGTGGCCCATCTGTTGCAGCAGAAGGGAAGCAAGCTACGCGATGCCGTAATGACGAGCACCGCCACCGGCAAGGCAGCCAAGGTTGTCGAGCAGGTGGGTGCGGTCAATGCGGTGAAGCGAACGACGCGGCACGCAGATACGCCGCTGATCGACACCCCGCACTCAGCACGCTGGACGTTTCCGGTGGATTACGAGTGGGCGGATCTGATCGATGACCAGGACAAGGTCCGCATGCTCATCGACCCGAAGAGTCCCTATGCGGTGAATGGTGCCTACGCGATTGGGCGTGCCATTGACGATGAGATCCTGGGTGCCTTCTTTGCAACTGCGAAGACGGGCGAGAACGGATCCACCGACGAGTTGGGCACCTCGGTTACGACCGTGGCTGCAGGTACCGGTGGTGTGCTGACCATCGAGCAACTGCTCGAAGGTAAGCGCATTCTGATGGCGAACGAGGTCGATCTCGACAACGACACCATCTATATGGCGATTACCGCAGCGCAGCATGAAGACCTCCTGAATATGGACGAACTCCAGACCATCGACAGTAACAGCACTAAGGTGCTGGTAGATGGTCGAGTGCGTGCATTCCTGGGAATCAACTTCATCACCACGGAGCGCATTCCGGGTGCTGGGGATGATCCGACGCTTTGCCCGATGTGGGCGAAGTCTGGGATGCACCTCACGGTCTGGAACGATCTGACTACTCGGATCGAAGCCCGTGCGGATAAGTCCTTCAGCACGCAGGTCTACGTCAAGGCAACAATCGGGGCGACTCGCCTCGAGTCAGGCAAGGTCGTGAAGATCTCGGCTGACGTGTAGCGAACTGATGTGATGGGGCCGGTGCGGAGTCGTGCCGGTCCCTAATCATCGCAAGCAAGAACAAGGAGCCGTGGAGTCATGGCATCTTTCTACTCTGAACTAATGGCAGCACCTAGCACGCCGCAGGTTCTTGACACACAGGTCCGCGCTAATGCTGGTGTCGGTCATGCAAGGATGCGTTACACAAGGGCCGCCATCACGCTCGATGCAGTTGTGGCGATTGGTGAAGTGGTCCGCATGAAGACGTTCTCGTCGTCAGATCGACTCAATTGGGGCTACTTCCACTGCTCCGATGCCGGCACGGGCGGCCTCATCGACGTAGGCTTGTACAAGGCAGGAACGAATCACGACGGCGCAGTGATTGATGCCGATCTGTTTATGTCTGCATACGATGTAAAGGCGGCTGCGCGGGAGCAGATTGAAATTCTGCCCAACTCTGAGTCAGGGACGCTAGGTGGAATCGACTCTGGCAAGACCCTCTGGGAGATGGCTACTCTAGGCGCAGCGTCCTACACATCCGATCCGATGGAGCAGTGGGATATCGCCATCGTGCCTACCGAGGCTACGACCAATACCGCCTGGGAAGTTATGATGGAGTTCTATTACACCTCCGGCGACTAAGCGTGAGGGTGGATGCCCAGCGAAACGGATATTTGCAACCGGGCGCTCTCGCGTGTAGGTGAGGCGCGGATCACTTCGCTAACGGATGACACCAAGCAGGCAAGAGCCTGTAACAGTGCCTACGCGCATGTCCGTGACGAAGTGCTCCGCTCCCATCCCTGGAACTCTGTCATCACGCGCACCACCCTGGCGAAGCTCTCGAGCGCGCCTGCCTTCGGATATGACGATCAGTATCAGCTTCCCTCTGACTGCCTGCGGGTAGTCGAGCTCTACGATACGCGGCTGCCCTGGGTGGTCGAGGGCCGGAAGTTGCTCTCAGACGAGGGCTCGCCGCTATCGGTGCGCTATGTGCGGCGCGAGGAAGACCCCAATCAATACGACTCCATGCTGGTGTCTGCGATTGCGGCTCGCCTGGCGATTGAACTCTGCGAGGAGTTGACGCAGAGCAATACGAAGCGAGAGCGTGCGCTCGTTGAATACGAACAGATTCTGTCGCGTGCTCGCATGGCTGATGGGCAGGAGCAGAGCCCGATGCCATTCGAGGAGGACGACTGGGTCCTGGCGAGGCTCTAGCTTCATGGCGAAAGCCTCTCCGATCCAGAGTTCGTTCAACGCAGGCGAGTTGAGCCCTACCATTGAGGGCCGCACTGATCTCGCCAAGTACGCCGCTGGCTGCACCAAGATGGAAAACTTTTTCCCACTGGTGCCGGGTGCAGTCCGCAAGCGTAGTGGCACTCGCTTCGTCAAGGAAGTGAAGGACGTATCGAAGGCCACCCGGCTGATCCCGTTCGAGTTCGGCACAGACCAGGCGTATATTCTTGAGTTCGGTGACCAGTACATGCGGGCCTACCGCAACGGGGGTCCAG